ATCTCACAGCTAAGTTAGTTGCGAATCAAAAAGAACCGAAGTCTGATCAATGGCACGTGGTCGAGTTTCCGGCAATCATGGACCACGGACCTGTGTGGCCAGAGTATTGGAAGTTAGATGAATTAGAAAAGGTCAAAGCATCACTGCCCGTGGGCAAATGGAATGCACAGTGGATGCAACAACCAACGTCCGAAGAAGGTGCAATCTTGAAACGTGAATGGTGGAACGTGTACGACAAAGAAGAGATACCACCTCTACAACATGTGATACAATCTTACGATACAGCATTCTTGAAAAAAGAAACTGCGGATTACTCAGCCATTACAACATGGGGTATTTTTTATCCAAACGAAGATAGTCCAGCTAATCTAATACTATTAGATGCTATCAAAGGCAGGTATGAGTTTCCAGAACTTAGGAGATTAGCTCTACAGCAATACGATTATTGGAGGCCTGAGTCTGTTATTGTCGAGGCCAAAGCATCAGGACTACCGCTGACCTATGAGCTTAGGCAGATGAACATCCCAGTTATTAACTTTACACCTAGTAAGGGAAATGATAAACATGCTAGAGTAAACGCCGTAGCACCTCTTTTCGAGTCTGGAATGATATGGGCGCCAGATCAGAAATTTGCGGAGGAGGTTATCGAAGAGTGCGCAGCTTTTCCTAACGGTGACCATGACGACCTTGTGGACTCTACAACACAAGCCATTATGAGATTCAGACAAGGCGGACTAATCGGCCACCCTGAAGATTACATTGATGAACCCAAAGACCCTAAACCTAGGACGTATTATTAATGGCTCGAAAAGTTATAGATATCATTTACAATCTTGCTCGTAAGAGAATGACTCTTACAGAGTCCGGACCAGGTTCAAAAGTTATATCTCTTCCAAGCGAAGAAAGAGTTGAAAGAGGAATGCAAGCAATATTTAAAAGACTAAAAGAAGGTGGATACAATCCTGTGTCTGCAGACAAAGCCATAAAAAATGAAGATGATCTAGCTAGAGTTTTAGAAGAAATTAATCAAAAGAAAATTAGAGATACCGAAGCCAGACAAAAAGCTGCTCAAGGTATTGAAAGAATTTTTGATAAGATGAGAAGAAATATACCTTTGAACCCAGATGATCAAGCTGCTCTTCAAGGTTCTGGTTTTAAAACAGCGCTAGATAATTTTAAAGGTTTTGAACCTAAAGTTATTCAAGGCGGTAAAATATCTGGCATAGAAGCCATGAAAGAAGCTTCAAGTGTTATTGGAAGAAAAGGTAAATATAAAAATATGCCTAAAGCTGACAGAGAAAAAAGATTAAAAGAGTTGGATGAAATTATGAAAGAAGCTAATAGCAAACCTGATGATATGGCAGGTGGCGGTCTTGCAGGAGCTCTTGCTAAACTAAAAAAGAAATTTGGCAAAGATATAATTCAAAAAGGTAAAGCACCAAAGGATAGAGGTGGTAGAAAAAAACTTAAACAAATGTTCGAAGACTTTAACAAAAGAACAAAGAAAGAAGGCGGTGGTCTAGCTTATATGTTAGGTGAGCCAAGAGAAGAGATGGCAGCCGGCGGTGTTGCACTTAGAAGACTTCTACAATTTTTAAGCGAGGGTGTAGGTAAAAAAGGATCGCAAGGTTTAAAAGAAATGAAAGTACCAAAACAAATGAAATTTTTTGCAGAGAAGCAAGGATTTAATCCTGATCAAGCTAGAATAGATTATTTAGAACAAGTTTTAGAATCACTGAAAGCAGACAAAAAATTAATAAAAGGTTTAGAGCCAAGCTCTAATAAAGATGCTATGGAAGAAGTTGCAGACTCACTGTTTAAAACAGAGTTTGTAGATAAAACTCAAAGTGGTAGGTTTAGAGGTTTAGATTCTGATATGATCGATTCAAGCATCATGGAACTTGAAACGATTCTTAAAAATTTAAAAACAAAAGGACAAGGCAGAAAATTAAACGCTGACGGTGGCAGAATAAGTTTTGCTGACGGCGGTATGTCTAGAAGAACGTTCTTAAAAATTATGGCAGCATTAGCTTCGTTCCCTGTTGTAGGTAAACTTGCAAAGACTACAAAGGTAGTAAAAGGGGCAGCACCTATTATTACACCAACAGCAGAAATGCCAGAACACTTTCCTAAACTTGTAGAAAAAATTTTAAGAGAAGGACAAGTGGTTGATAGTCAGTTTGTTAAAAAAACAGGTGATGTAAAAACTTACAGACACCCTGACAGACCTGACATAGAGTTAACAGTTGAAGGCGAAGGCGATAGAATACAATTAGATTTTGATACTGACCAAGGTATGAGAGGCGGTTATGAATTTAAAAAAGGTGTACCTGATGAAATGAACCCTAAACCACCTGCTGATTTTGAAGCGGGTGAAGTTAAATACAGATCAAACCAAGACGGAAGTTATACAAAAGATTTTGAAGAAGGTATAGATACCGGCACAGAAAACCTTGATGAGTTTGCGGGTGTAGGAAAACAAGAAACGAGCAAGTCTAAAGTTAATTTACCTGAGTCCGATGATTATGCAGATGGCGGATTAGCAGGTCTATTAGGAGAATAATGAAAGTAAAACATTACAACGAGATGATGGCATACCTAACTCGTCCAGGGTTTAACAGTGGCGGTTCTGTAAATTTTAATGGCGGTGGTTCAGTATCAAATAAAAACGTTCTACCTAAGAGAAAACCACCAGAAGAAATTAAGAAAAGAAAAAAGATAAACTACGAAAAAATAAAACAGTATCTTGGTAAAGAATCACAAGAGCTTATTGAGAAGGAATTAGGTTTTGCAATCGGTGGATCTGTGGAAACACCAAAGCGTGGTTTGGTTGATGAACCAGGAAGCTATAGAGGAGAAGCCGGGGGAGAGGCCACAAGATTAAAAAACTTAGAACAAAGATCACAAATAGATGGTTGGCTTAAGGTTTGGTTAGATAATAATTTTAAAAATTACGAAGTTAGAGACAAAGATAAATTTTTAAAAGATCTAAAAAAAGATTGGAAAAAAACACAAAAAACAGAATTTAAGAATAATCGTTTAGCGCAAGCAGGAGATCTTCCATCACCTACCGCTAGATTTAGAGGTGCTGGAAGTGGTAAGGATAAACAAACTGTCCCTAATAAAAAATTTTTTTCTATGTTTGATGAGGCCTTATTACAAAGTAGCGAACTTGAAAAAGATAGATTTTATAGAAGGTTATTTTATGCTGGACAAATAGATGTAAATCCTGAACTAAAAAAAGATATTAATAATTATTTTAAAACTGTTTTAATTGATAAAAGTCGAACAGCTGGTTTCACTCAATCTAAAATAGATGAACTAAATAAATTTTTAGGAAAAAATTCTGACGTGGCTTTTATATTAGGGACAGACACTGGTTTAGAAAATCAAATGAAACAAAAAATTTTTGGTAACAGATTTAAAAATTATTCTGCCTATAGAGATAAAGTTGCACAAACATCTTTAAAATACATGGAAAATGTAAAAAAATTAGAAAAGATAACAGGCATTCCAATTAGAAAAGAAATGGGTAAAGAACAAAGAGCTTTAAAAAAAATATTAAATGTAGACGGACTACCTCTTGAATTAAGATATAGCATGGACCACTTATATGGCATATCAGAAGCGGTTAGAAATCCTAAAGATAAAGTGTTTGCAAAACAAGTAGCTGAAAATTTAATCGGTGGCACACAACGGCAAAACGTTGCCGCTGGACTTGGAGGTTATTCTGTTAAAAGAAAAGCTTTAATTAATAATATTAATCAAGGCAAAAATGTTACAAAAAGTTTAGCTAGACTAAATGAATTAACAACTGAGGCTTATCCTCAATTTAAAAATTTAAAGCAACCTTACAAAATTGTTGATGGACAATTAACTTTTGCAAAAGGTTTTAAAGGAGAAACTCAACCAGAAAGATTTAAATCTTATTTTCAACAACTAAATAAAACACCTCAAGGTAGAAAATTAATACAAGATCAAGTTGGTGGAATTAGAAACCTTATTAAGACTGTGGACCAATTACCTTCAGGTGCTCAAGGAAAAATATGTAACGCTCTTAAAGCAGGTGGTTTATCGAATACATGTGCAGAAGCTATTAGACAAGATCCAATTAAAACAGCATCAATAGTGGAGCAAGAAACTGCAAGACTTCCAACTAATGTTGGAGGCAAAGCTTTGCAAGCAGCTAGGTTCGTTAAGAATGTTGCAGGACCAGCGGCTATCGCAGGAGAAGTTGGTTTTGAAGGTTTAATGATTGCAGACAAAGCACTTGAAACTGGTATGCCACTTAAGCAAGCTTTTGGTGAATCTATATTAAACCTTGCGTTAGGTCCAAAGTTGAGAGTTGATCTTGAAGCAGAGCGTGCAAAAGAGTTTGCAAAAGGTGAAGACTTTGCTATGGCGGAACGTGGTAGAAGAAAAGCACCTTTTCTAGCACAAGGCGAATATGCCGACAGATTAAGAAGAGAAGCAAGAATTGCAGAGATGCAACAAAAGTTTCCAGGTGTCAGTGAAGATGCATTAAAACAAGAATTATTAAAACAAGACCCAAATATAGATTTAAGTTTATTTCCTGTGAGCGATTTTAAACAAGCAGTAGATGATCAAATAAAAACAGAATACTTTGCAGATAATTTCAGGCAAGAAAAAGCAGGGGGTGGTATTATGAAAATGGCAGGTAAATCATCAGGCCCAGCGCCAGAATCAGGACCCACACCAGATGGACCAGAGGGTTTGTTTTCTGCATTAAAATATGTTAAGAAACCGTAGGAGTTTAAATGGCAGATATAGATAAAGGACTTCCTAACACTCGTACCCAAATTAAAGTTCCGGGCGAAGAGGTCGAGGTAAAGGAAGAAATAAAAGAGCAAGCACCCGTAGAAGTTATTCCTGAAGAGGATGGCGGTGCGACCATAGATTTTGAACCAGGTGCAATTAATATACCTGGCACAGAAAAACATTTTGATAATCTAGCAGATATTTTACCTGAAGATATTTTAGAACCCCTAGGTTCTGAATTAAAAAATAATTATGTTGATTATAAGATGTCTAGAAAAGATTGGGAAAAATCTTACACAGATGGACTTGACCTATTAGGATTTAAATACGAAAATAGAACGGAGCCATTTCAAGGAGCTTCAGGTGCCACGCACCCTGTGCTAGCAGAAGCTGTTACACAGTTTCAAGCTACAGCATACAAAGAGCTATTACCATCAGATGGCCCAGTAAGAACACAGATCTTAGGAGTTAACAATCCTGGAAAGCAGCAACAAGCTGAACGTGTAAAAGATTTCATGAATTATCAAATCATGGATCAGATGACAGAATACGAGCCAGAGTTTGACTCAATGTTATTTCATTTACCTCTTGCAGGATCCACATTTAAAAAAGTTTACTACGATGATTTATTAGGTAGAGCAGTATCTAAATTTGTACCTGCCGATGATTTAATCGTACCTTACACAGCAAACAGTTTAGCAGAAGCTGAAGCTATTATTCACGTTTTAAAAATATCTGAGAATGATTTAAGAAAACAACAAGTAGCAGGTTTCTATGCTGATGTAGAGTTAACATCACCAGGCATGGTTGTTAATGATGAAGTTTCAAAAAAAGAAAAAGAATTAGAAGGCACTAAAAAATCTGGAAAACAAATTCCTATGTATACTCTTCTTGAGTGTCACGTAGATCTAGATTTAGAAGGCTTCGAAGACATTGGTCCAGACGGCGAGCCGACTGGTATCAAGCTACCTTACATCGTAACTGTTGAAGAAGGTAGCGGAACGGTTCTTTCGATAAGAAGGAACTATGCGCCCAATGATCCAAAGAAACAAAGGGTCCAATATTTTGTCCACTTTAAATTTCTGCCAGGACTAGGATTCTACGGATTTGGATTAATACACATGATTGGCGGATTGAGCAGAACTGCAACAGTCGCTCTCCGCCAATTATTAGATGCAGGAACTTTGTCAAACCTACCTGCTGGTTTCAAACAAAGAGGGGTGCGTGTTAGAGATGAGGCTTCTCCAATTCAACCTGGTGAATTCAAAGATGTAGATGCGCCAGGTGGCAATCTACGTGAAGCTTTCTTTCCTCTACCATACAAAGAACCATCAGCTACCCTATTACAGTTAATGGGTATTGTGGTTCAAGCAGGTCAGAGATTCGCGGCTATATCAGAATTACAAACTGGTGAAGGCAACAGTAATGCAGCTGTAGGAACAACGATCGCTCTTCTTGAAAGAGGATCTAAAGTTATGTCTGCAATACACAAGAGATTATACAACTCAATGAGACATGAGTTTAAATTATTATCAAAAGTTATAGCAACTTATCTACCACCAGAATATCCATACGATGTTGTAGGTGGAGCTAGACTTATTAAGCAATTAGATTTTGATGACAGAATAGATATATTACCCGTAGCAGATCCAAATATATTTTCTATGTCACAAAGAATAACACTAGCACAAACACAATTACAGTTAGCTACATCTAATCCACAAATACATAATTTATATTCTGCTTACAGAAACATGTACGAAGCGATTGGGGTTAAAAATATTGATTCAGTTTTACCTCCGCCAGCGCCTGTACAACCTATGGATCCAAGTATGGAACACATTTCTGCTCTTACAGGTAAATCTTTTCAAGCTTTTCCTGGTCAAGATCATAGAGCACACATCACAGCACACTTAAATTTTATGTCTACTAACATTGTTAGAAACAATCCTGCTGTTATGGGTTCAATACAAAAAAATATTTTAGAACATATTAGTTTAATGGCTCAAGAACAGATACAATTAGAGTTCAGAGATGAATTAATACGTCTTCAAGCCTTACAACAGTCAGCTCCAGTGGACCCAAGAGCTGCACAAGAGCTACAAGTTATTACACAACGTATAGAATCTAGAAAATCTGTGTTGATTGCAGAGATGACAGAAGATTTTATGAAGGAAGAAAAGAAAATTACATCACAATTTGATTCTGATCCGCTTTTAAAACTAAAAGCAAGAGAAGTTGATCTTAGAGCAATGGAAAATGAACGTAAAAAAGATGCTGATCAAGCTAAAAACGACCTTGATAGAGCAAAATTAATGCAAGCAGCAGATATTGCAGATGAAAAGATGGATCAAAACGAAAAATTAGCTAAATTAAGAGCTGGAGTAAGTCTTGCAAAGGCTGGAAATCCAGGTATAACAGCTATTGAGGTTGAAGAGTAAAAAATAAGGAGCAAAAATGCAAAAATTAGATAAAATTAAGCCGGTTACAGTGCAAGACCAGCAAGTTGAAATAGATCCTAGATCTAAAACAACAGCTGACCAAGCATTTAACTACATTGGCACAGGAAAACCTGAACTTGAAGTACAAGGTCAGGGAAAAGTGTTGGCTGAAAAGAAAAGAAACTCAAAGGCGTACTAATGGCTTGGTTCAGTTTAGCAAAAATCGCTTTGCAAGCTGGAAGTAAGATATATGCCAACCGTCAAAAGACAAAAAT